AATTTGCTCAATAGGATAATATCCTTGCGACACGGGAAGCTGATACGGAAACCCAACGCAACAGTAATTATCGCCTTTAATCATAGACTTGAAAAAAGACTTAAATTTTGCGTAGCTATAATGATATTTATAGTACGCAGAGGATAGGTAAAGCTCGGTATTTGGCTCTTTGGGATAATCTTTATATTTTGATTTTAGGAAAAATCTAGGTGTTCGCTGACCTGCTTTGAATTTGCGAATAACTTTATCCAAAATATTTTTCTTTATTTGCACAAACTCATCTGCCAAAATAAAGTTTGCTCTTGCACTCCTTGCAGAATCCGCAGCGGTTACAACTTGAATAGATGAGCCATTTCTAAAATGAACACTTGCAACACTAAGACTGATTTTATAATCGTCAATTTCATTTCGAAGATTAGCCGATGAAGTCATAAAATCCTCAATAATTTTTTTGATTATATTAACGCTTTGTCCACGTTTTCCGGCGGCAATACAGATTTTAATTCCGGGATATAAAATACATTTAAGTACACAGACAATCGCAGCAATAAGGGATTTACCCATACCACGACTGGCGATAATCATAGTGTAATTATACTTAAAGCACATAACGATTAATGCTTGCTGAAAAGATTTAAGCCACTTCATGCCAAGATAGTCGATAGCGAGTCTATGAGGATTTTCCCTGTAAAAAGCCGTCCATTTTCCAACACCTTTTTTGAGCTTTTTGAGTTTATCGCTACTCATTTTGTTTCTCGCTTTCTGTAAATCCTTTTTCGCTCAGATATTCAAAAACATCTTCATCGGGAACGTCTTTAATGTCATCAATTTCAGCTCGGTACTTTTGCATTTCTTCTTCATAGTCTTTGGAATATCGGTTTTTAATCCCAAGCATTTTTGAAAGGTGTCCGAGAAAATAGATATTAAAAAGCTTAACTATCCCGTCAATATCTTTCCATTCAGGATTTACTTCGGGTATCGGGTCCTCATTTTCAAACATTTCTATCATGACCCCAAGCGGTTTTTCAGCAGTTTTTTCGTCATTTTCGACTTGAATTGGCTTTAAATTTGCACTTGACAAAGTATCTTGAAACGTCTTTTGCAGTCTGCCCCAAAGGTCGACTTCTCCACTTTGAATGGCTTTCTGTTGCTGAAGCTTTATTACACATAAATCCCTAACTAAACTTTCTCTTGCCATGCTGTCAATTATGACCTTTGATTTCCATTCAGAAAACTTACCCTCTAAAAACTGATATTCTTCATATGAAAATCCATAACCCCAAACTTTTATATATTTGTTTGAAATCTTTTTTGCTTTAGTTTCCGGAGTTTCTTCCGTATTTAAATCTTCGTAACTACCGCTAAAAAGATAATCATCAAACGTTTTGTTAATATATGGAACTAGATTGATTTTTGAAAGGTAAGCGTTCATACGATTTAATTGAGT